CCAAAATGTATAGAAGCAATCCCACGAGATTCACACGATTCACATATCCCATAGTTATCGTCGATGATGGTATCGAGATTTAGACTCGTACAAATGTCAACCTTTGGAATTTCCAACTCTGTATAACTGTTCGTTAAAATAACATCATCAAAAATATTGGCAAAGTGGAATTGTAACCAGTCTTCCGTCTCTTGTCGCACACACTCCTGGCGACCCGTGACTGCATACATTTTATCTACACCGGGGCGTATGAGACGAAGTATGGGGTGTGAGCCAATAGTTGGTTGTAATAACATAAATTCATCTGATTTATAAAACCCTTTCACTATTACCTGTGACTGCACTTCGGATATATTGAACATGTCACGATACACATAGGAGTATTTCCGCCCAGACGGCATGTTCAATTTTGCCCACTTCGCCATGGGGCGTACTAAAGGTACTAAAACTTCATCGATATCAATTGCAATACGGTTCATTTACTATCTATCACTCGTAATCTCTAACTACTAATCCAATGGGAAATCTAGGTACTCCAGTATTTGTTAAATTCTGAAACCGAACCGTCAACATCTTCCCCATGAATTCATCTCTCCTCGTGTATTTATCCTCGCGACTTTCGATGGTTCCTTCCGGGCGAGCATTGAAAGTCGTGCCAGATTCCGTTTTACATTTCCACACAACAGCATTTGCGTCTCTTCCGTGACCGGTCGTCGCTCCAATGATTTCGTACTCCTCAGTTTGGAAATCCTTGTGTTTGAGTAAATAGTTACTGCGCTGTCCAACTTCATAGACACTCTTACGGTCGCGGATCATGGTTCCTTCATACCCCTGTTGCACGTACTTTTTGTGTGCAAGTGGCATCTGTCTCTTCTTTTGAACGAGTTTCGTGTCAACTGTCACGAATTTCATACGTTCTTCAAAGGGCATGTCCAGTTTATTCAGATCAAAATAATCAAACACGTAGAATTTCAGTTTCATGGGATCTGTTTTGAAAAGACTCGTGATTTCTTCGAATGTCAGGGTATGGTCGTAACATTCCCCGTCGAGGTATTGTCCTTCTTTCAATCCCTTGCCCAGGCTTTCAGTTCCAGGAACGAGTTTACCCGTTCTCGAAATACCCCCTTTGTTTGATACGAGTAGACGAACACCGTCAATTTTGGGTTGTACGTAGAATGGTTCGGAAATGTATTTCTCCCGGTCCTCCCATTTGTTTGCGAGCATGGGGAGAATTGCAGTCGCCTTCGTGTTCAGGTTTTTCCATACAGTGTTGGCACGCTTCGTAGCGCTTTCATACCCAAGCGGAACTTCAGTCACGGAAATAGACTCCTTCCCCTCAACCTGTCCGGATGCCTTGACAATACACCAGCATCCATCACGCTCCTCGACACGGATGTCGATGTAACGCTTCTTGCCGTTTTTATCGGTGGTAAAAATTGTGTTCATATTAGTAGAATGATACCTGTTGTAAATTATGAGAGGATGGAGCGACTTAAGCCTCCTCCGATAACGAACATTCCAATGAATCTCAACACATTTAGTATTGGGTGTATTATAATAGGTGTTTTGGTTTTATACAGGCGATACGTTACAGTTAAGAATGCCCATGAACGATCCCGTAGTTGATACACTCTTCGTATCCGAGGTATATGTCGCGCTTCATGAACTCTGACATCTTTTCCTTTGGGATTGTTGTTTCCCTAGCGTATAAACCCTTGATCACCGACATGATTTTTTTACATGTTTTCATTTCATCTCTCAACTCGGTATATTTACCGAAGAACCCGGATGACAATTGATGAATGAGAACGAATGAATGCTTTCCCATCAGTCTCTCATTCCCACCCAACAATATAAAAGTCGCGGCACTACAACACGTACCCTCTGCGATCGTGACGACATTCACACGTGACGATTTCAGTGTATCCATCATACTCAAACCGGAAAAAACGTCACCGCCATCACTGTGTATATGCACGCGGATAGTAGGACTATAACCGGGTAGTTCAATTGCCTTTTTGAGTAAGTCCACTTCGAGCTTTTTAAATTGGTCTAGGAATTCCAGTGTGCTTTCCGTCTCGACGTCGCCGTAGTAATAGATGTCACACCCATTCACACGTACGACCTCGTGTTCCTCGATCTCGGTTTCATCTGAAGTGTCACTCATTTAATAATACTCGTAGCTTCTTTTTAACTTTTGTAACATCGGTGGGTTTCAGTTTATTACCGACTGCAAGATGATTCATCACGTCGAAATCTAATGGTTCAAGTTTGTATTCTATTAAAGGTTTCAAATCTCCTGCTATAGCATATTGACGAATTAAACTCAATTCACCGAGACCTATTTTCGTTGCATGTCTAGATTGTATGGCGCGGAGTTTATTTTGTCGCATTTTGAAATTACCATATTTGGTCCATATACTACCTGGTTGTATATTATCTACATGCATTGGTTCACCCATGTTCAATTTGGGGGTAGCCATTCCCGCTGCGACGTAATAAGGCATACAATTCCAGTCACCCTTGTACATTTGCGTATCGTATATATCCGTCTGTGATAATCCTTCAATTATATTAGTCGTATTACAGTTTTTCGAATCTAGATAATTCGTGAATATAACGTCACATACGTGTCCATGTTCGTGAACTGTTTGTGACGTATCGAAGTCCCCTTTATGAGATAAAATGTCTATGATAACATCTTTAGACGTTTTGAAAACGTCCTTTACATGCGAAAAATCTAAATAGTCAAAGAAATTCCTGATATTCCCATTACACTCAGATGCAGCGTAACGGGCATTTGGATTATCACATGCGAGTGAACATATTGCATCAGGTGTTCTTCGGGGTACGATTATCAATTTGAAATTTGGTATCAGGTGTATAGATGTAGAGGTAACTATGACAGACCCACGTGTTACCCGGTCCTTATTTTCTGAAACGCGATCTATAATCTGTTTATGTCCATGGATGGACGCATCATATCCATCGATAAATATATTAGCTGATGTATTACCTATCAAATCCATGAATGAACTTCGTTTCTGAAAGAGCTCGGAGTGTAATTCGATCGTATTACCCGAATCTAAAACACTTTCAGCGATAAAAGATTTACCACACCCAATTTGACCACATATGAAAACATTATGACCTTCTTCGATATATTTTTCCAGTAAATTAATTTCATTTTGGTGAAGCGTTTGTGGCCGCAACTTTTTTTGTGGTATTATTTTAATGAAGGAGTCCATGACCGATGAACTTACTGATCAAGCTTTAGATATTTTTTTGGAGAGTGATACAATTCAGACAAGGATACTTGAACCCGTTAAAAAGAGGGTTCTTCCTTATTTAATTTGTATTGGTATCTTTAATCTGATGCTATTCATAATGGTTGCATATCTCACGCGTCGTCTTTCTAAGATTTTATAACAACGCCACTTAATTCAGACCCACCACTTTCATTGCGGATTGCATTCAAGTCCTTTTTTAATTCGTTACCCATCTCGTCTTCACTTATAAACATATCAATAGGTTGGATATGCATAATTTCTGGTTTGAAAATTCCACTATCATCAGGGAACTGTTTTTCAAACGCTTGAATGACAAAGTATGGAATTGGTGGGGATTGCTCTATAAGTTTATCGTACTCAGCACGACATGTATCTATCATAGTAGAACCATCACACGACCGTTCTTCTAATGGGAGTGTTAACTCTAGGCGAATTGTTCTGGAAAGTTTACCGTACTGGAGTGACGCGACTCTATTTCCTTCCATCATCTCACTTATTTTGAGGAATTGCATGACTGTCGCGATTATACCTGCAATTAAATTCAAACCACCAATCATTGCCGGTGCTGCCCCTCTTATACTCGCGGGTAGCGAACTTTGTGCAAAGTTTGCAGTACCGGTCACTGTAGAAAGAATAATTACAGGCAGTGAAAAATGCATGTTTTGTTTTTTATAAATCAAAAATGCGTGATTATGCATATACCGATAACACGCAGACGCTTCCCCCCATGTTTTCAGTATCTGTTCCTGCTGGGGAGACCACGCGAACTTCTGTTTTGAACGTACTTTCTTTTCTTTGTCCATATTAAGATATGAATATTATATTTCTTATTCATACAATATTATTTATTACATCACTCGTGGTTCCCTTTACACGTAATGTTGATTTGTTGAAGATGTATTCGGTGATAATACCATTTATATTTTTTCATTGGGCGATCAATGATGATACATGTGCCCTTACAATCCTGGAATCGACACTGACTGGTAAAGAGCAAAAGGATACGTTTTTTGGGCGATTGATGAGACCTATATTTACTATCGATAACGAAACATCTGATCAGATGGTGAAATCGATATTATTTTCACTATGGTTATTGGTACAGTTCAAACTTGGGATTATTCCGCGTCCCAAAATATTTTCCTAGGATATATAAATGAAACGTAAGAACGCGAACGCGACGGGATTAATTATTATTATCGCTCTCGTGGGTGTGATTACATATCTCGTGACACGACCCCGTGAAGTCGTGAGAGTTCCGGTACAAGTCCCATTCCGCCAACCTATGCGTCAACGAGAACCAGTACGTAGACGCCAACCCGAATTTAGAGACCCACCTATAAAGGACTATAAACCGGGGCACGTTCAGCAGATGGGTGTATTGTTGGGCGAAAACGACGAGACACTTCCGTTGTATGGAAAGGAAGTACGCGGGCGACGGGATCAATACCATTACTACACTTCTACACCCGGACAGCAGATTTACTCGATACCTATTACACACGATGGTCGTGACTGTATGGATGACTTGGGGTGTAAGGAGTTGTACGGTAACGAAGATGTAAACGTCCTTGGTAAAGCTGCTACATACGCAGCGAAACTCTACAGGACCGATCAATTCTTTTAAACAAATATAACACCGTACCGTTTTGAAATTAATTTTTTAGCTTCACTCATTGACGGTTTACTCCACAAAAGCCATCTAGACCAAAAGCCAGCCGTTTTAATTCCACTTTTAGTCCATGTCTCTCCCATACGACCATGACGCGCGAGGTACCGTTTCATACGTGACGGATCTCCGTGAATTGTATAGTCTGAATATCCCTTACCTCCGAAATCGACGTGACGATTGTTTTCGAATGTAACTCTATATTTTTTTTTCGGGTTAGGACTTTTCTTGAGAACTACCTTCATATATAAATAGGAAATATTTAATTCTGTGTAGGTACTATAGATATGAATCTCCGCAAACCAACCATTCTCCGAATTGTATTAATTTCTACACTCGTTTCCATCTGTGTAGCGTTTATGCTCGCAAGATTGTCAAAATCTGTAGAAGATGATAAATATAAATT